CGACGAATTGCTTCAGCCCACTTCACGAGTGTCTCTGCAAACTCGGCATCTAGACAGCCATAAGTTTCCATGAGATTCTTGATAATCTTAACTTCGATTTTTGCATTTGGGTATTCCTGTTCGAATGTAACAGCGAATCGCTCCAAGAATGCTTCGTTCAAAACATTGGTACCAATATAACGACCATCGTCACTACCCTTACCCTTAGTATTGGCAGTGGCAAAGATGTTGAATCCTTCAGCTGGAACAATCATCTCGTTCTTGAGTTTGAAGTAGTATGGCTTACCCTCAAGAATTGGTTGCAAGCAAAGCAAAGTATTCGCTGAACCTGCATCAATTTCGTCTAGCAAAAGTGCAGTACCACTGCGCATTGCAATCAAAACTGGACCCTCGACAATCTCCACATTACCATCTTCCAATGTCTTGGAACCGATAAGTTGTTCTTCGTCAGTCATCATGTTAAGGTTAACACGAATCAGCGGACGCTTGTGCTTGGCACAAATTTGTTCAACCATGGTTGACTTGCCATTCCCAGTTGGACCAGAAATGTAAGCAGGATAAAAGATACCAGACTTGATGATGTTTTCCAAATCAGTGTAGTTACCGAATGGAACAAAGTTAGGATCTTTCTGGGGAATCAATGCTGAGATATCAGAGTAATCCACCTTAAATGATTCTTGCTTCACAGGTTGTGCTTTCAATGCAGTGTTTCCAACAATCTGGTTTCCAGTGCCATCAATAGCATACAAACCACGACCAACTTTATTTTTCATAAGCCACAGAGGATACTTCTCTGTCTTTAGTGTTTTCATAACACTCAAAAGTTCTGGACGACTGACAGTGCCTTTGGTTGCAGTGTCAGGGTACATTTCTTTCATCTTTGATTCAAACGAATCACGGAACTGGTTATCAGTTTTTGCCATCACATTCTCCATAATAAAAATACACTTTCACAAATTCATACAACTATTATACTACAGGGCGCAATAAAAGTCAACACTTATTTTGCCTTGTAAAATCAACAACTTACGCTACTAATCCAACGAATCGGTTGAGCAGGATTCGGGAAGTCCTCTTTACATTCAAGAATTTGCCGAAATTCTTTGCAATCGCTTTTGCATTTGCATCTGCTTTCACATCCATCTCACCTTCTTGAATCTTGGTTGAAGATTGTGGAATCAAAAACAACTCATCACGACCAGTATTTTTCACCGACGCAAAACCATTTGTTCTAAATTCTTTCTTCCAAGTTTCAATCAATGCGTAGATGTCTCCATTGTAATCTGGTAAGTTTGATTGTGCAACACTACGCAAATCACGACCACGATTAGCACAGATGTGAAATCCAACCATCGAAATATTGTAACGATCTTTAATCATTCGAAGAATCATCTCAGTTTGATTACCAGAAAGGCGACCAATTTCATAAGTCTTTTGTGTAACTTCATCTTTAATAAAGTGCTTAATCTTGATTCGTTTGTAAGCATTGTTAACAATCTCTGTGCGAGTTTCATCAAAACGACCACCAGCGTATGTGCCCAATGTTCCACCCTCACCATCAGTAAGAGTGATGAAAGTAGTTTTCTCGATGTTGTTGTTCTTAATAAACTTACCCAATGTAGCATAGCAGTATACCAATGCTTCGTTAAGTGGAGTTCCACCAGTGTTATAGCCATCATTCCAAAAGAAACGAGGGTCAAGGACACGACGAGCCATTGAATTGAATTCACTTGTAGTCATTTTGTTATTGAAAAATTCTAACAAGTTGAATCTGTCAGCACAGTCAATCAAATCGGTTGATCCTCTTTTTGCACTTCTCCAAGCATATTGTTTTTCAGCATCTGCCACTGTGGTATTGTATGTATAATCAGTAGTGAATGCAAACACACGATATGGAATCTGAACACGATTACAGAACATAGCCAAGTTGATGACTTGCTTCATGGTATCTTTCAATACGTCAGTCATTGAACCAGACCAATCAACAAGAAGAACCATACCATGATTCTTACCTTGTGGCAAAGAAGTGATACGCTTGAACAGATCGTCTTGCAACTTGTATGCATAAACTTTCTTCATGTCCAATGAACCAATTTTTGATACCATTGCACGCTTGTGAAGTTGAGCAGACTTCTTCATCTCGAATTCTTTTACGAGATAATTCACAGTACGAATAGATTCGGTTTTGAATTGAACAAAATCTGAATCTTCTGATGAGTAGAAAGCATTTCGTTGTTCTTCACTCATATTGCGAGTGCGCCAGTCTGTCGTTTCTGGATTGTCAACTGCCCATTTCTCAGGTGATTTAGTTTCATTGAGAATTTGTTTGTAACCGATAACTGGATCACGGAAATAATCTGTATCAAATTTCCAATATTTGTATTCGGTAGAATCATCAGCTAAGTCTTCCAATTTATTTTGGAATGCTCTTTCTGTTTTAGATTCTAAGTCATCACCCTCATCAGACCTGTCGTCATTTTGAAGAGCAGATGATTTATTCTTCTTGGCTGGTTTTAGATCTTCGTCTTTAGCATCTTGTTCTTCGAAGTCATCTTCATCATTTTCAATATCAAAGTCGCCATAGTCTGGATCTTCGTCTTCGTCGTCACCTTCTTCAGCATCTTCTTCATCTTGTTCTTCAAATTGTACATTCTGTTTGCGCTCTTCAGCTTGCTGTTTTGAGTATGCATAGATGTCGTTTGCCAATTCAATAATTTCATCGACTGTTTCAGTGCGTTCAGCACGATTCACAAATGTCTTTTCATCAGGTGTGAATGTAACACCACACTGGAATCCAGCTTTAAAGTAAAGATTGATTTTGTCAATGAGTAACAGTTCGTCAAAGTCTTGCACTTGTTTTGTGCCAAAGAAGTCACGATCATTGAGTTGCTTGTAACCTTCGTTCATGCGCTTGCGCAATCCTGGATACTTGCGTTTGATAAGTTTCTCGATACGAACATCTTCTAGGACATTCATGTATGAGTGTAACTTAGGGGTATCCCGTAGTGGTGCAAGATAGTCATCGTTAGTGTAAAGGGCATGACCCACTTCGTGTCCAACCAACATATCTTCAATTTCGGGAGTCATATCTTTCCACATCGGCAGAGTCAGGATACGACTCTTGATGTCAAAAGATGCAGTGCGAGTTCTGGCACGAATCACTGAAAGGTTTTCAGTTGCCAGCAGTCTTGCGGAGAGATCAGTTGCTTTCATTTCCATTATTTATTCTCCAAATGCCAATTCAAATTCGAATTCAGTCAACAGTGCTTCGATCTTTGCACGATTAGCCAATTTCACAGGAAGGATGCCTTCAAATACACATTCTTCTTCGATACCATAACCATGACACAAGCATGCTAACTCAAAGTCATCAAAACCACTCCATTGATTTTCCATAGCAATCTCCATAATATACGACTATTATACAGCAATCGACAATTAAAGACAAGCACTAAATGAAATAACCCTACACTTGGTAAGGTTATTCTAGCCCTTGTAGAGACAGGGCTTGCAAGGAGAGTGACTACTTACTAAGTTGCAATAATGGAAAAATCGTTTCGCTTTTCGAACTTAATTACAGATCTAAACTTATCAAACAGTTGATCACCTTTGTGAGAGATGACGAAGATGTTTGTGTTCTCTCCAAACTGATTCATCAAATTCAAGAAGTAATCAGTGCCAGCTGTATCCAAAGATGAATCAAAGATCTCATCAAGTAACAACAGGTTTGTGTTCACTGAGTTCTTCATCTTTGCAATCTGTCTCCATGTGAATAGGATTGATAGGTCGATACGCATCTTCTCACCTTCAGAGAAAGACGCATATGTGAAGTCATCTCTAAATCTAGACTTAACTGATTCGTTGAATGCTTCATCTAATTCAAAGTGAATGTAAGCATCCATTGCTTGGAGATACTTATTGATCAGCTTATTCATGATTGGAAGATACTCACGAATGATTGCTGTCTTAATGCCAGTGTCCTTTAATAAGATATTGGCAACATCTTCCAGATTTCTTTGTTCTTGGAGTTGAGTTTTTTGACTGATCTTACTAATTGCTTCTTTGGCTAGATCTTTTAACTTACCCTTCTCCTCATCGATGTTAGTTGTGTCAGATTTAACCCTTTGGGTCTCAGCTTCAAGTTCACGGACTTGTTTGTTGAGTAAGGTGATCGTACTGTTTCTTGTAGATAACTCAATGTTCTTGTCGGTGATTTGATCAACCACTTCGTTAATTTGCAATAGTTTCGCATTAAGGTTAGTGAGTATGGTTTCGAGTTCAGTAATCTTTGTGTTGTTGTCCAACAGTTTCTCATTAAGATCTTTGATAATACCCTCTTTGTATTCTTCTGGGATATCTTGGCTACACGATGGACAAACATCATGTTCGCTAAAAAACTCTGTGTTGTGCTCACAAGTTTCGATTTTCTGAAGCAACTTACTACGGATTGATTTGGCTTTGTCAATGTCTTCAGATATAGTTTCCTTGTCATTGATGCTTGCTTTAAGAGTATTGATCTCCGAAAGGATAAATTCGATCTGGCTCTCACATGATAAAATCTCAGTAGTGTTAACAGAAATTTTTGCTCCGATACTTTCGATGGCACTAGTCTTTGCTTCGGAAATAGTTTTGATGATTTGTGTTTGCGAATCAACTTTTGTTTTCGCAGTAGAGATTTCGTTTTCGATTTTGGTAATATCATCTTTTGTTTCCTGTATCCTTTCCTTCAACAATGAATTCATTGTAGAGAAAATACGAATGTCAAGGATGTCTTCAATAACTTCTCTTCTTTGACTTGTTGGTAACTGCATGAATGGAACAAATGATGCAGATCCAAGGATAACTACTTGAGTGAATGTCTTGTAATTTAATTTAAGAATCTGTTGTTCAAGAATTTTTTGATAGTCTCTTGATGCAGCATCTTGGTTAATCATCTCACCATCTTGCCAGATCTCAAATACATTTGGTTTGATACCACGAATGATCTTATACTCTTTACCATTGATATCAAATTCAATCTCAACAGAGCAACCCTTACCATTGATAGAGTTTACAAGTTGCCCTTTGTTAATATTACGGAATGGCTTGCCAAATAACGAAAAGCACAATGCATCTAAGATTGTGCTTTTCCCCTCACCATTCTTACCAATGATAAGAGTAGTTTGAGATCTATTTAATAAAACTTTATTAGGTGAGTTACCAGTTGAAAGAAAGTTTTTCCAAGTTACCGATTTAAAAACAATCATTAAACAACCTCAATATTAATCGCTTCAGTGTACAGTGTTCTCATGTAAGTTTTGATTTGCTCTTTGTCAACATCAGTTTCAATTGACTCAATATAATTAGACAGAACAGAAACTGTATCTTCTAAATTAATCTCTTCATTTATTTCACCATCTTGAAACTCTGACATGTCTTCAATAATTTTGATTTCATGACAACCTTTATTATACAACTTCTGAATGAATTTGTCAAATTTATAAAAGTCAGTTTTGTTTACAACTATTAACTTTACGTACTTCTTTTCAAGTTCAATTAAATCAAGATCGATTGGTTCTTGGTCTTTATCGTTGTATTCGATTCGTTCAAACATTCGATAAGGATTGCAAAAGAATTCGAGTTCTCTTGTATCGAGATCAAACAGATGGAATCCTCTGGGATCGTTATAGTCCTGCCATGTAAGTTCATACGGATTTCCGAGATAATGAATATGCTGATCACTACTCCTATGGTGATAGTGCCCAGAAAAAACCAAATCAAACTTTTCGAAAGTTTCTTTAGCCAAACCATCATGTGATTCCATTCCTCTATACATTGCAAAGCCAGCGATCTCAAGATGCCCCATGCAAATTTCAGCTTTAGTGTTTTTAATATGATCCAATGTTTCTTGATAGTTGTCTGAGCAAATCCATGGAATCATACAGATAGATGTTCCATCAATAACGATTGTTTCTGCTTTGGATATAACATCAATGTTACCGTATTCAACTAAAAGTAAATCTGGAGAGTTTACTTCATTAGTATTTTTATAGTATGTGTCGTGATTACCAGCTAACATATGAACACGAATACCACGTTCTTCTAACTTGTCAAAGAACATTTTCTTTGCACGATCAAGTGCGTAGAAGTTTATATACTTGCGTCTATCAAATGTGTCGCCAAGAATAAGTACGGTATCAATGCCAGCAGAATCAATAGTAGGAAATAAAGTATTTTCATAAAATTTTTCAAAGAAATCTAAGAATGCAATACTATCATTGCGAGCACCAAAGTGCTGATCAGTAATAATGGCTACCTTCAAAGAAAACCTACCTTTCTATTTGCGCTGGACTTTTTGGTATTGTCAGATTGTTGATTGAACACTTCTGCAATAGAGTAAGTATCTTTCACTTCTGGTAATTTAACTTTCAGTTTCTTTGCAAGAGACTTAGCAGCATCTGCATTAAGAACATCAAATGTAACAATGTCGAAACAACGACCTGGACGGATAAGAGCAGAGTCAATGTCACGAATGCTTGGAAGATTAGTAGAGAAGATCATCTTCTTACCTTTGGTTGTCACAAGACCATCACCAACATTTAAGAATCGGTGCATCATTGTATTGCCATCGCTACGAGATTTCAAGAAAGCATCGCTGTCTTCAAGAACCATAACTTCGGCATCATCCTCAATAAACTTTGCAAAGAAACCATCTTTCTCAAGAATGCCAGCATCGTATGTTACGATTGCAGAGCAGTTGCGGTGCGCAAGCAGACCACGAATGAATGTAGTCTTGCCAGTTCCTGGAGGTCCAATTAGTAGGAGAATGTTGGCAGAAGATTCCATGTAACGATCGTAGTAATCGCCAAGGGATTCGCCATCAAGGAATGGATACATTTCTTCAGTTGGAAGACGATCACGATTCAATGGAACATTAACAGAACCACCATCAGAACTATAGATCCATTCGATATAAGATGTCACAACATCAAAATTAGATTCAACAATTTCAATCATGTGTTCTGCAAATTCAGCATCACCAAATGCACGAACAGTGGTTGAATTAGAGTTTACATCAAATTTGATAAAGTTGTTTGTATCTTCTTCAATAATAAATCCAGTTGAGGAATTACTTTGAACAAACAAACAATCTTTGTATTGCTCTTCTGCCCACTTAGACCATCGTTGACGATCGCAAAGAACAGTTGTTTCTCGTTGTACTGTTGATAGTTTTGCATCAACACGACGCTTCATAATTTCTACTGTGACTAAGTCTTCGAAATCAGAAACACCTAAAAATATTTTCTTATCATCCATAATTTCATTCAAATCAAATTGGTTATCAAACGCATCCCAAGTATACTTTCTAAGAAGTCTTTTACCTCTTTTTCTGTTTCTACTTTTTGTACTTCTTGCTAGTGCGGGAAAAGATCTTCTCACTATATCATGCCCTGCTTGTAAATCACGTATCCACTGTCTTATGTCCTGTGTCATCTTCATCATCCAAAAAACTGTTCAATGTATTTTCCATCTTTTTCTTTGCAGCCCTTTCTTTCTTACGTCCAATGAAATCATCGAATGTATGATTCTGCTGCATAAAATCTAAATAAGCATTATTAAATTCACCTGTCTCATCTTGCTCTTGAAGTTCGAACATCTCAAAGGGCATGTTCTGAATCATCTTACCTTTAATATAAGATTGTTTCTTTTCTTTGGCAATCCTTCGCAGAAATGCATACCAGATAATCTGTGTAAAATATGCAAATGGATTATTGGATTTGGTGGGATCGAAGTTATCAATATATTGAAGGCAGTTTTCAATGCCATCAGATATCATTTCATCACGATAGGAATAATTAATAAAGTTGGGTTTATAAGAAAGATGAGTTGCTATCTTAAGAATGCATTCACCAACGTAATTACTTACTTGTGGTTTCGGTAAGCCTTTTTCCTCAGCTTCCTTTTTCTTAGCTCGCATCTCAACGATAGCTGCTAAAAAGTCAGCGTTATTTACATATTGTGCCATACATACCGTTTCCTCATTTAGTTCAAGTTATTCATAAGTATACAACAAGATCGTTAAAAAGACAAGTTTTATTTCATTACAATTTATATTTGCTTTTTTATTTGTCTTAGGACATAATCACTGTGTTAGGGTTGATCGTGACGTATTAGTTAATTGTATCGTTTCCTTCGATGAATACTCTGTATCTTCTTTCCTCTTCTTCATCTTTAGGAGTTTTAGCTAAGTCTTCTAACATAGAGGATCTTCTCTTTGCTTCTTGTGTATCTACTTCATCTTCCCAGATTGTTTCTTCTTTCTTACCATTGTTTGTTATGAAAGAAAGTTTCTCATGTTCTGCAACAATGCGTTGATAGTGAGGCACGAATAGATAGTGCAACTTCTTAACAAACATAATGTCTCGTTTAGAAATTACAAAAGTAGTATCATCTGAAAATTGGCACAGAGGATGTATCGTTATATGCTCACGTTGTGTTTCTAAGACAGGAATAGTTCTAACACACATTGGTGATTCAAGAAGTACATGCTCATCATCCTCTTCTTTGAGGACAGCCATTACTTGCTCACCTGAAGTGAGTTTCATTACAACATAAAGTTCGTTGTCATCTAACATAGATCCACCTCTACTATTTTAACTTTAAATTCTTCTTCAGCATAAGTTTTGTATCTTTCTGCTGCATGATTTAAAGTATGATTTTTCCAAGACTTCCAATGTAAATCATCGGCAAGATCAAACAGATTGCATTTAGTTTTACCATCTTTCAATCTTAGTCCACGACCAATACTTTGTAAGTTACGGATCTTGCTTTTTGATGGTGATGCAAAAATAACATTTTCTAACGATGGAATATTAATTCCAGTACTAAAAGTACCAAAACTAGCAATAATGATGGCATCACTTTCTCCTTCTGTAATGTGACGAATTGCTTCACGATCTGTAGTATCAGTTCCTCCGTAAACAAAGAACACTTTGCGATTTTCATGCACCTTGTTCTTTATTAATTCATATAAAATCTTACCATGCTTTTCAACAAACTGAAAAAGCACTAAGGTATTGCCTTCACAGTTAACTGCAAGATTACGAATAAACTTATTTCGCTTTTCATTACTTACAAGAAAGTCCATCTCTTCTTGGTAAGTATTATTCTTTTGTGCTTTACGAATTTCTTCATTGTACTTTAACATCACACACATTATATTTAGGGTGGTGAGTCTTCCTGAGTCCATCAACGCTTTGGTAGTAGTAACTTTATGCACTGGACCAAACATACCCTCAAGAACTAAACGATGAACTTTTTTGTTATCAAGTGTTCCTGTTGTACCAATACGATAACGAATCTTATCCATCTTTTCCATAACTGTTGTTAAGGATTTTGCTTTGAACTGGTGTGCTTCATCTCCAAAGATTACATTAAACTGAGCAAACCAAGATTTGGGTTGTAAGTATACAGACTGCCACGTTGTAATCAAAACATCTTTGGTAAACTGTTTAGTGAATCCTGCATATAATTTTTGGCAAGAACCATCAACATTAAAACCATTGGCAGATGAGTAGTCTTCAAAGTCAGTGAACAACTGTTCAACAAGTGAAGTCGTTGGAACTATAATGATACATTTACGATCGTGTGCAATATGCCAACGCATCGTGGTATAAATTATAAATGACTTTCCTGACGCTGTGGGAGATAATAGCAGTGTGCGCTCTTGATCGAGAGCAGTCTTTACTGCTTCAATTTGATAGTCTCTGATTTCGATTGGTTTACCACGACCATGAGGATCAAGTGACTTAGCATAGTCTTCTACAATCTGATGTGTGATATTGTTTTGATGGAATATAGGAGTTACGTATTCAATGCCATACCCATTGCGAGTGGCAAACTCTTCAACATAAGAAACTAATCCTACGTAGAGTGTCTTTCTAACTTGATCATATAAACGAACTTTTCCATCCCAGAGTCTTGCTCTGAATTGTGGTGTGAATCTTGCACCTGGATATTCATACGTAAAGAAGTCAGCAAGTTCTTGTTCAACAGAACCATCACTAAAAACTCTAACATAAACTTCGTCTAACTTCTCAATTTTTATCATTACATACCAGCTAAGAATTTCTTCCATTCAACTGCAGTTTTAATCTGCCAGTCTCTGGCTTTGATTTGGCCAAGAACAGATTCAAGAAAATAAATCATTGTTTCAAGATAATCAATCTTGACTCTTGATGTATTTAGTTCGATGTCACCTGAGAGAAATTCATCCATCTCATTCTTTAGTGGCTTAACACCTTGCCATTGTTCCCAACCAAGATTAGTTAATTCATCACGTGAGAGTTCACCACGATACAATCGGAATTTATTCTTCCGAAGCATGTTGTAGTCTGATTGATATTTGGTGTGTTTTAGTTTGACATTGACAAGTAGTTTTAAATACTTGGCATGTAACTTGGGAGTTGCTGTGGTTGTTTCACCGAGATAGTTGTCATCAATCTCGCAGTCTTTATCCCACTCTTCTTGCAATTGTTCAATATTCATAATAACCTCAAAATTTAGATTACTGTTATTATACAGCAATCTTACAAAAAAATCAAATTTGCTTTACAAGAATTTATACAAACCATAACGAAATGTTGCATTACCGATTAGGTATTGAACATCGTTATTAGTACCTGAAAATTGTAATGAGTCTAATCCAATAGGAAACATGTCGATAAATCTTACAGTTTTTACTACATTATTATTGCCAGTTAGTATTTGCAATGTAGCATCAGAATAGTTTTTTGCTAATTCACTATAATTAGTAGTGTCATCTTCGCTAAAATCAATATACTGGTCATAACTTTCTGGGAATCCTAATGCAACAATCCAATTATATATTGATGTATAGTTTGCCATTTGTTCATCAACTAAAAATTGTACAGTCAATTGATCATATGTTAATGTTTCACCTGGAATTGGTATTTTTGCGAATGGTGTACCGAACTCTGGTTCACCAAGAGTAATTCCTGGAAGGTTTACTGATTGGCAAAAGAAAGACAGGTCTGGCAATTTCTGAATATTAAACATGAAACCATTAGGTGATAATGGATTTATGTTTGCTGGAAATGGACATGTGATTGTACTAGCCATGGTATCTCTTTTGATTAATTGTCATACTAATATTTAGGAATAAAAAAAGAGGATCCGAAGATCCTCTTTTAAATTACCGCTTCTTTGTCGGCTTCGTAGCCAACTCGATGGATTACATCAAGTTAGTAACCTTAACACGACGGTAGTAGTAGTTTTCGTTAGCAGTCAAACCACCAGTACCATCCAATGAAACGAATGGGTTAGCAACTAGACCGTAACGAGTCTTGAAGCCAATTTTTGGCTGGAAGCTGTTAGGATCAACTGCACGAACCATTTGTAGAGGCACGTATGGGCAATAGAACAAACCAGCATCAAACGCTGACTGACCTTTGTAGCCAACAACGAAGAACTGAGTAGCTGACACGTTAGCAGTATATGGATCAACATATACTTTGTACTTGCCATTTAGAACACCAGCAAAAGTAGTGCTTGTGTCATCAATGTTCATTGAGCTATTACCTTGTAGGGCAGGAGTGTAATCTAGAACACCAGCCATCGCTAAAGCAGACGCTACGTCAGCTGAAGTGATGATGAAGTTACCACGACCACGACGAGTTTGTTGACCGATTGCATTGGCTTCACGTTCGATTTGGAACATTAGACCTTTGAATTTTTCAACAGACCAACGACCATTAGAATCAGTATCTAAGTCGAAAGTACCAGCAGCAGTAGTACCAACAGCAGCACCAGGTTTTGCTGTTTTGTAGATTGTACGAATAACTTCACGATTGATTTCAGCAAGGATCTCAGTAGAAAGAATGTTGCTTAGTTCACCTTCAGCGTCAAGACCATGAACAGACTTCATGTCTTGTGCTAATTCGATAGAGTATTCTGCCTTCAAAGCACGAGTCTTTGCAGTTACAGAAGTCTTTTCGATAGAGAAAGCCATAGCACCGAAAGAACCATCACCTTGACCGCCTTGACCTAGACGCTCAGCGTCAGCAGTTGCTAGACCAGAACCAGTAGTTTCAGAACCAGCAAAGTCATAAACACCAGAGTGAGTACCAGTACCAGTAAAGTCAGTATCTGCTTCGTTGAACAACGCTTCAGTACCACCTTGAGTAGAGTAACGTGACTTCATTGCGAAGATTAGACCAGTTGGCTGAGTCATTGGTTGAACACCAGCAACATCATATGCAATCAACTGTGGCATTGAACGACGAACCAAGCTGATCAAGACTGGATCAAACTTAGCGAAACCGCCAGCGTCACCATAAGAACCAACAGCGTTAGCTGGAGCAGCTTCGTTCAATTCGCCCATGGCTTCACGACCACGACGCATTTCGATTTCTTGGTTTTCTAGAAGAACCGCAGTTACTTCTTTGATGTAATTATTTTTAATTGGGGATGCAGCGTCCGACTCAAGAATCGGTGCCCATTTTTTTACTAAATCTTGACGAGTAGTCATTTTATTTTCCTTATTTGTTTTTGTTGAGTGCTGTTAGATAAGCTGACATAGTTGAATCAAGTTTTGGCTTGTTTTCTTCTGTCAAATTCTCTACTGGAGCATCTGTAACAACTGATTTAACAGTAGTTGTTTTTGTTGTGAAATAGCTTTCACGGATAGTCTTTACTTTAGTTTCAAAAGATTCTGCGCCATCATATGAAAGTTCTTCAACAAGACTGTTAAACTTTTCTACTTCAGTGCTGGTTAAACCTTCACTGATATTTTTAACGATTTCAGCACGACTTTGTTCAGAGATAGTTTTAGACATCTCGATGTTTGTCGCAACTTGTTCATTAAGTTTTGCTTCAAGTTCTTCAATCTTATTTTCCATTTCGCCAAGCACATCGAAACGCTCTTCAGGAACATCGATGTAGTGCTCTTCAAATAGATTTTTCATACCAGACACGAAACTCTCAAGAATTTCTGACTTCATTCCACGATCTAGGGCAATTTCATTATCTTTCATCCACTGCTCGGCAACGTAGCCAAGGTATCCATCAACTTGTTCAACAAGACCCTCTACATTCTTAGCAACTTCTTCTTCAAGTTTGCTGTTGAATTCTTCTTGTAATCGTGCTACTTCTAGCTTAACACGATTCATAACTGCAGCTTCGTAAATAGTAGTTGCTTTCTGTTTGAATTCTTCAGAAAGTTCTTCACCATTCATAAGCGCATCAATATCTTCTTTAATACCAGCTGCCATTGCTTCTGGTGCGGATGCACTTTGAGTAGCTTTGTTTGGCTTCTTGCTAGTACCACCTTCAGCTGCTTTTTCATTATCCACGTTGTTACGTGCATTATCTGGATTTACTTCAGCTTCGGTAATTTCTTCCACGTTCTCATCAGCAACCTGCTCGGTGAGTTGTGCTTTTTTTGATTCTGCTAAGATTTCAGCGATTTTTTGTTCAATTGACATCGTTTTCTCCTGTAACTGGATAGTTCTATTGTTTATTTATAATTATTTGATTTTCATCAAAAACTGTTGGAAAGCAATTATTTTAGCTTCCTCTAAATTCTTAGAAGAAGTTTTCTTAATAAAAGATTTAACCTCTTCAATTTGGTGTTCCACAAACTTTCCATCAACAAAAACCCACTCTTTACTCTCCATAATACCTCTGACATAAGCATCGGGAGCAGAAGGGTCTGCTACGATATCAGCTGCCGTTGACAGCATAAAATCGTCTTGCACAATTTGGATACCTTTATCGTTAGACTTAAGAGATCCAAGAGCACGACTAGAAACACCAAGATTTGCACCACCCTCGAGTAAACCACGAGCAATCTGTCCCATTGGAGTTTCAAGAATTTTTGCCTTGCCGATATAGTTAGTACCTTCTTTATGTAAAGAAACAATTAAATGTGACACACGATCTAAATTAATAGATGGTGTATCTGGATGACCTAACTCACCATAAGCACGATTATTTTGAACTTGTTCTTTGATGTAACGACCGACTTCACGATCCATTGTACTCTCTTGGTACATACGATTGTTGCGGTTTACAATTTCTGATTGAAGAAAGATACCTTCAATAAAATATTCCTTACCCTTACCTTCAGTAATTTCGGTAACTAGATTAACTTTTTCGGTAACTTCTCTAATTAGTCTCATGATTAGCTCCCAACTACTGATTGATTATCATAAGCACCAAATACGGCAGTCTCAACCTTAGTTGCATATCCACCAATTTTGCGAATTTTTAACCAGCACTCTGCTTGAGCTCCAGAAATAGTAACAACGATATCAGATGTATTGTTGACTGTTTCTGGGATCATTGCTTGGCCACCAAATTCTAAAGTACCAGCAGCATCAGCTTGTAGTGTCATAACAACAACTGAGTTACGAGTGATACTAATAATACCACCAATAGCACCTGTCCATGTTACACCAAAAATGTTAGCAGTTTGTGTTGCACCATCAAGTGCTTGAGTAGTTGCTAAACAATCTGTTGCTAAAGAAATAGTTGTTGCAGCTGCAGTACCAGCAACTTTAACCACTGTTTCTAGGTTTGTATTTTTAAGTATGGTTTTAGCTACTGCCATTTTTATTCCTCTATTTGTTCAAGAACGTGAAAGAAGTTTTCTTTTGACTCTCTCATATACCCTATAATTTCTGTTTGATTCTGTAATAAGTTATTTAGGCGTAATTGAGTACGCTCATCAATTGCTACAATTGATTCATCACTAAGAACGTAATGCAATTTACCTTCAACTAATCGATCAAGTTTATTTAATTGTCTGATGGCATGAACAACTGGATCTGTACTAAACATATGAGAAGAAGCAAGTTGTATATAATTTTCTATTAGTGTATCGGTAACTTTAATATCGTGATATTCTTTAATAATATTAGCGATCGTATGCTCTGATAGTTCTTCGTATAGTTCTTTTGATACTTGTTCTTCTAATTTGCGAGAAATATGATCTTGTTTAATGTATTGTCTTGCTTCTTCTAAACTTGTAAATTCTGTTTCAATACCATTTATCAAAATCTTACCTTCTTCAGTTCTTTCGATTAACTGAAGATACGATCTAGTGCTTTCAACAACATTAGATCGTTTTAGAGATTTTGTAAATTCGGAGTAATGCATTACTCTTCTGTAGGTTCATCATCTGTTTGTGTTGAAAACATATTCTGTGCAACTGACTGACGCATAGTATCTAATCTAGTAGATAACTTTTCTGCCATCGCTGCAGCAAATGTATTTTGGGTTTCTAGCGCATCGCCAGAAGCAATTGCATGAACTAAATTTTGTGTCGTTTCACTCATAATATTCTCCTATTAATTTGGCCAAGTGCCAGTTTTCAACTGTTTAACTTTAGCAGCTGGTTGGACTTCTTCTGATGCTTGCTGATCTTCCTGTGGCTGTTGTTCTTGCTCTTCAGGTTGCTCAGTATTTTGCATCATGTAATTTTGTGTCGCAGCTTGTTGCGCACCATCTAACATCCCTGCTTTTTCTGCCTGACCGACTTGTAGTTCTTGTTCAGACGCAAGTTCTTTGTCAATCTGTTCTATTTCATCTTCATCTAAACGAAGGATGTTTTTACGAACCCACGTTTGAGAATAATATTTACCAACATATGGATCTATTTGCTGTAATGCAGCTAATCTTTGAGTTAAAATTTCAGCGTCTTTTAACTCAGAATAATGATTGTCTTCTAAATAATCATACTTAAAGAATGGTCGCATATTGTCCCATTCATCAGCACGAATAATACCTCTTGCAATCAATTGTACTCTAAGTGCAGAAGAAAACAATTGACTAAATTTTCTACGTAGTCTAACAATAAACTTATTAAACTTAACTTCATCACGACTAATTTCTTGTGAGCGACCAATACTAAAACCTTGTTGCGCTTGCAAACGAGAAACTGGCACGTTCAGTGAATGATACAATTTATTTTGAAAATATTCAATATCTTGTATCTCACCTAAATTCTGACCACCTGGAAGTGTAGTAATCTCAGTACCTTTGCCACCTTCACGACGTGGCATCCAGAAGTCTTCCATCATTGATAAGTGACGACGATCATCTCGTGTCTCACCAGTTGTAGCATCATAAACAATCTTATTACGGAACTTATTCATAATGTCCGTTACATACTGCTCTGCTTTTAACTTAGGTAAATTACCTACATCAACATAAAAAATTCTGCGCTCAGGAGCACGAGAAATACGATAAATGACAACTGAATCTTCAATCATCTTTAATTGATTCACTGGCTTAATTGCCTTATGAAGATAAGACATCACCATACCAGTATCTTGATCTACATATCCTGATGGACAGTAAATCACGGAGTCAATGGCTAACTTAACACCTTGTGTCGTTTGCTCAGTAATTCCTTTGTCATTATAAAGAAAATATTCTTCAGTTTCTTTGACAACATTAACACCTTGTGGTGATCGTTCTGTTTTAATATTTTTAATACGACGAATCTTACGTGGGTCTACATATCGTAATTCTACAATACCACCTTTGATATTTTGTTCATCAATAAGAATTTGATAATATGCACGACCATCAATGTACCATCTGCGAAAGATTTCGTGTGCTCTTTCGTCAAACTTTAATAATTTTAATACTGTATTAAATTCTTCACGAATCTTAGTCTTAATTGCAGATGAAACTTTTAATTCATCTAAGTCTAATTCAACTGAATTTTTTGCTTCATCAGCAATAATTGCTTCATTAACAATATCTTCAATAGCACCATCACAATCAGAGTATTGTGAGACCTCACGATAACGACGAATTAAATCGTTTTCGTTTTTAATTGTGCCTTCTAAATCCATAACCAGACCGTAATAACCACCAGCATTCACGCCAGTGTTTATTACAGTTGATCCTGAATCAATTGGACTTGGCGTAACTACACTAGGTAAATCTAGATCCTTGTTACGCTTTATTTCAAAGCCAAAAAGCTGCATAATGTAAAAACCTTCAGTTAATTATTAAATTGGGAAACTGCCAATTGGAGTATCAACAGAAACATTAACACCAAATCCACCACCACCAGCAGTAGCAGATGTAAAGAAGTTGTATGTAAACTCTACGTCAAACAGTTCAATTGCATTTTGTTGTTCATAATCCAAAGCAATTGCAGAAATTGTAGTTGGATAAGCGTCAACAAACTTGTAACTTTTAATAATTGCGCCATTACGATCTAATTGATGCACGTTTAAGTCAACTTGATATTCAGTTGGGTTAACACGACCATTTGTAGAATTGTAATTCTGTACGCCATTTGACCATTGCTCTAGTGCATTACGGATACCAAAAGTAGTATCGTTGTAAATTGCAACAGACCATGGTTGGAAAGTGCGCTCGCCAGCAAAGTTAACTGGACGACCACGATATAACACACCAATATTTTCTACAGTTGATGCAGGTAACTGAGCAGACTTACACAAAAATTGTGCTCGCTGACCAGCTACTGGACCAAGTGTAACATATGATGGGAATACTAACTCAACACGAAATTGGTTCGGGCGTGCACCGCCACCAACCATTTGTGCCTTAAAATCAGCAATGTTTGCCATTTAAATCTCCTTATGTTCTTTCTTATTTATCTTAGAATTACGCACCGATTTCTGTGAAGTTAATTCCAGAACGAGCAGCAACGAAATTGAGAGTTATAAAGTTGATAGAACGATTTGGCTTAACAAAAATATCCGCAACAAATTCGTTTGCATCTATAACTTGACCTGTGTTGTTAGACTCATCGCACTTAACAACGAAATCAGTAATACCACGACGACCTTGGACATCACGTAAGAATGGTTCTACCAAACTTCTAAACTGTGCACGTGTAAATGGATCATTGAATTCAAACAACTGGAACTTAGCAGCAGTTGCAATAGCTTTTTCCATAACGATAAACAAACGACGCACGTTAATACGATCGAAAGCAGATGGTTTAGCAAGCAATGTCTTGTCACCGAATAGAACAGTACCTTCTCCTGGGAATGTAACTACTGGGTTTACACCTTTTTTATAGAGTGTATCACGTTGTGTTTTGTTTGGATTAAGAGCTAAGCGTACAACATTCTTAATTTGTCCACGATTTAAACCACCTGGAGAGAACCAAGGATCGTTAGTGTAATCAGCACGAGCACATAGACCAGCGATATCGGCATTTAGTGCAATGTAACGATACTTGTCGTTATAACGATCGTACTGATATTTGTATCCAGAATCCATCACAGCGTATGAAGAACTTGTAAGTGCATCACGGTAAGCAGTGATATATCCGATTTCTGTAGAAGTAGATCCAACGATGATGTCACCATTTGCTACTGCTTCTGGAGAAACAAATGCTACGCAGTCTAAACGAGTGCCACATACATTAGTAATTACATGATTTGCAACAGTAGTAGATGCTTTACCTAACATGACTAAAGAAATATCAAACTGTTCAGCGTTGTCAAACAAAGAAAACGCAGCCATTTTTTCACCATCAGTCAATGCGTAATCATCAGTACCACCAATTAAACTTAAAGTAACAACTGCAGTTAAAGATTTGTATGCAGTTGCTGCAGTAGCAGCACTTCCCCAGTTGGCTCCAGTACCAGCAACAGTTACTGTGTGATCCATCCAGTAAATCCAAGAAGATCTAGAATTAATAACATCTCTGTAAAAATTATTAGTACCATCACTAGTTTTTGCATCAGATGCTTTAGAAACAAAAGCAAATCTTTCTAAAATAGTATCCTTGGTTCCACTAATAAGTCCATCTTCATCGATAACAATAATGTGAAGTTCATCATTAGAAGCATTGATATCAGATGCATAAGGAGAAGTTCCTGGCGCACCAGTAAACTCTGATGCATATGTCCATGCAGCAAAAGTGGCAGAATCTGCCATAGAAACTTTTAAACTGTTACCTAAAGATCCAGGATACTTAGCAGCCCACTCTCCTACAATGCCAGCACCACCAAGATAGCTAGAAATATAGTCTAATCCATTTCTAATTTTTAAACCGATTGTTGCAGTAACAGCTGATGTTGCTAGTGCAGTAGTTCCAGAAGGAGGAGCAGCAACAGTAATAGCTGGCGCAGTAGTATATCCAGTACCAGCATTAACTACTGTAATAGCAGTAATAGTAGAAGTTGAGATTACTATAGCACCTGCAACAGCACCTGCAGATCCAGCGTTACCAGTAATAGTAACTGTTGGTGTAGATGTGAATCCAGTACCACCATTAACGATAGTGATCGATGTCACCGCACCACCAGCAACAGTAGCAGTTGCAGTAGCACCAGTACCACCACCACCAGTGATTGTAACTGTAGCACTAGAATAACCAGTCATAGTACCAGCGATTGCAATACTAGAAATAGCACCACCAGAAAGAGTAGCGACAGCAGTAGCTTGTACACCACCAGTTACAGTTGGTGCAGCTATGGTAACAGCTGGCGCAGCTGCAGTAGAAACATAGCCAGATCCAGCAGTACCCACTGTGATAGCGGTAACACCACCAGTTGCGGCAGATACAGAATTTACATGTCCAGCATCTGCACGAACTAATAGTAAGTTATTTGTGTAAGACAGGAAGTTTGCTGCTGTGAAAAAAGACTGAAAATTACTATCGTTTGGTTTTCCAAAGCGTGTAGTTAGCTCATTTTCTGAACTAACGGTAACTGGTTCCATTACTGGACCCCATGAAAACGCACCTACGGCAGCACCAATTGATGATGATACCGCTGGAACGATAGAAGTGAAATCTTTTTCTACGACTGCAACGCCTGGAGATAGTTGAAATGGCATTGTATTTCTCCTTGTTAATAAGTTTACTTTTAGACAAATTCATGTCTACATTTTATTTAGGTTTTACACATTTTCTAGAAGTTTAGTGGAGCCTTTTCTGGACCACCATCATCATAAAACCCGAATGGTGTTAATTCTTCTTCGATCGCTTGCATCTGCTTAGCGTACATAATATTTCGTAGATTAACATTATTTAGGTCTTTGAAATACGAGTTAGTAGTTAGCCATCCAAATAGAACTAGAGGCATTACTAAATCATCGTGATAACCTTCGTCAGCTTCATAAGACCCTTTTTTCTCAATAAAAGTCGAGATTTCGGAGATCGTATCAGCGTCATTTATAATAAGTTTGTTTTCCTCAACGAGTGC